GTGCTCAAGGACAACGGCATCCGCATTCTGGAGCAGAAACGCAAGATCGCCACGCTGCTCACCCATCAGCCCCTGCCGGCGGAGGGAATGAGCATGAGCTATCTCGTGCTCAAATCCGACACGCACACCGTCGCCAAGCAGGCGAAGGAAGGCGACTCGCTGCCCTTCGGCAAGGTCACGTTCGGCGACGAATCCGCCGTCATCGACACATACGGCGGCTACGGCGACCTGAGCCGCCAGCGCATCGAACGCATGCCCGTGGGGGACGTGAGCTTCGAGATGCGTTGCCTGACCGCGGCCTACGCCCGCGCCACCGAGAACGCGGCCCGAACCGCGCTCTACGGTTCCATCGAAGCCATTGGCGACACGGACAAACTGGCCGTGGGAAAGACCGCCGATGCTCTGAAGCCCAACGACTGGATCGATCTCATCATCGACGCATCGGCCAAGTTCGACGACGTGAACGCAACCCTGGACTACATCGGCGTGAGCCCGGACGTGTTCAAGGCCATCGCGCACCTGACCGACGAGGGCAACCGTTTCCTGGACGTCTCCGGCCAAGGCTCGGACACGCTCGGCTCGCTCGACCCGGCATCAATCAGCGGCCGACTGCTCCGCCAGGACGTGCGTATGCTCGATGGCGCGCCGAACGGCACCGTGGTGTTCATGGACAAGAGCGCCGTGACCATGTGGGAGTCCAACGGCTCCCCGTTCCAGCTCCAGGCCGACAACATCATCAACCTGACCCGCCAGTTCAGCGTCTACGGCTACGCCGCGTTCGGCACCACGTTCAAGCAGGGCATCCTGCCCGTCAAGTTCGCCGCCGCCTGACCATGAGCGACACCGAACAGGACCCGCTCACCAGCAGACTGGCCTATCTCGCCGGGACCATGGACGATGACGACAGGCCCACGCTATCGGACATGCTGAAGACCGCGCGCGCATACCTCGCCCCACACATCGCCGGCTACACACTGGCCCAACCACTGCTCGATGACGTGGTGCTTGGCATCTCCCTCGATCTATGGCAGGCGAAGGACGCGCGCAACGGCATCGTCGGCCTGACCGTGGACGGCGTGGAACCGTTCAGAATCAGCACCGACCCGATGCGCAGCGCATGGCCGAAACTGCGCGCCGCCGGCATACCCGCCGGCATGGGGGTGTCATGAGCGACTACGACAACACGGTCGCCGAACTGACCGAAAAGCTCACGGGGCTCGGCGGCATCGTCACACAGGTGACCGACGATCCCACGCTGGTCAAACCCTCACCGGGCAAGGCCAGCATCTGGATAGAACCACCTGATTTCACATGGGAGGGATGGCACCCCTACCCGCCGGAAATCACCATCAAGCTCATGGTCACGGCCGGCACCCCCACCACCCAGCAGAAGGCCATCCCCCTCATCATGCAGGTGCTCGAACTCATGCACCAGGAGAACCTGCCCCTGCGCAGCGCCACCGCCTCAGGCTTCAACCTCGCCGACGCGGGCACGCTCGCCGCATACGAAGTCACTTTGAACGCCATCTAACACGAAAGGAAACAACCATGGCAGACAAGATTCGCACCCTGGGACCGGGAAGCCTGGTCATCGGTGCCGCCGACGACCAGCGCAGGCTCGACGTGGACTGCACGAGCGTGGAGCTCGCCCCCGACAATTCCAGCGAGGACCCCGACACCTACCTTGATGGGCACGAGGAAGGCGGGGAGCTCACCTCCACCTGGAAGCTGTCGGGCAGCATCGGCGAGGACTACAGCATGGAGGGCGCGCAGGTGTGGTGTCTGAACCACGCCGGAGAGCGGAAGACCGCCAAGTTCATACCGAACAACAAGGGCTCCCTCCAACTGGACATGACCGTGACCATCGCGCCCATCGCGTTCGGCGGCGACGTGAAGACCCGCAACAAGAAGGACTTCGAGTTCTCGGCCACCAACGTGAAGGCCAGCGCCTACACGGCCACGGCCAGCGCGTGATGGCCGACAAGGCGTTGTACGTGGTCGGCCAGAAACGGTTCGTGGCCACGATGCGCAAGGCCGGCGCCGACCTCAAACAGCTCAAGGAGGTCAACCGGCAGGCGGCGGGCGTCGCACTGCCGGCGGTCAAGGCACTCGCCCCGCGCGGCAGGACCGGCCGACTGGCCGGCAGCGTGCGAATCGGCGCGACCCAGAAGGCCGGCATCATCCGCGCCGGCCGCAAATCGGTGCCCTACGCAGGAGTCATCAACTACGGCTGGCCCCGACGCCGCATCGTCGGACGCCAGTTCGTCAACAGTGGCGTCGCCTCCACCGAACCACAGTGGACGCGCCTCTACAAGCAGTACGTCGACAAGACATTGGAACAGATCAAGGGAGCATAACCCATGCGCAACATCGCGAAAGTCACCTACACCGACGGCCACACCAGCGAGGCCCCGCTCACCCCGCGCGTCATCACCTCATGCGAGGAACACGCGCAGAAGGAGGGGTGGGCCGCCGGCGACGGCAGCCGAATCCGCCAGTCCTACTACATGGCGTACCTCGCGATGAGGTTCGCCGGCAACACGTCCAAACCATACGACCAGTGGCTCGACGACGTGGACGACATCGACGTGGAGACCCCGGAAAACCCTACCGAATAGGCGAGTGGCCCGACGACTCGCTCGGCAAGCTCAGCGTCATCCTCGCCCACCACTTCGGCGGCACGCCGTGGGCATGGCGCAACGAGGCCAGCGAACTGGACTGGGGCACCGCGATAGGACTGCTCGAACAGGAGATGGAACGCATGGAGGAGGCGGAACATGGCGCGTAGCGCGATCATGTCGGTGAGAATCACCGGCAACAGCGACGACGCCGTGAAGGCGTTCAGCAAGGTCACCGGCAAAGCCGCCGCCTTCGGCAGCTTCATGGGCGGCATGGCCGTCAAGGGCGTGACCGCCCTGTGGGACAAGCTCAAGGGCTTCAGCGCCGCCGTCGTGGACATGAGCGACAGCACCGACAAGTTCAAGCAGACCATGGGCTTCGCCGGACTGGACACCACCGCCATAGACCAGGCCACCAAGGCCACCCGAGATTACGCGGACCGCACGGTCTACGACCTCACGACCGTGCAGAACACCACCGCCCAGCTCGCCGCCAACGGCGTCAAGGACTACGTGGGCCTGACCGAGGCGGCAGGCAACCTGAACGCCGTGGCAGGCGGCAACGCCGACACGTTCAAAAGCGTGGCCATGGTCATGACCCAGACCGCCGGAGCCGGCAAGCTCACGACGGAGAACTGGAACCAGCTGACCGACGCCATCCCCGGCGCGGCCGGCCGGCTCCAGGAATCCATGCTCAAGGCCGGCGCGTACACCGGCAATTTCAGGGACGCCATGGAGAAGGGCGAGATCACGGCGGACGAGTTCTCCGCCGCGATCATGGACCTCGGCATGAGCGACGTCGCCAAAGAGGCCGCGACCAGCACCTCCACCATGGAGGGAGCCATGGGCAACCTCGAGGCCGCCGTGGTCGGCGGCCTGACCGATGCGTTCAACCTGTTCAAACCGACGGTCACCTCCGCCATGAGCGTCGCCGCCGACAAAATCAGCGCGTTCAGCGGCAAGGCGACCACCGGCCTGCAAGGCGTCATCAAACTCGTGCGCGACGGCGACTTCAGCGCGGAACTGCGCGACGCGTTCAACGTAGAGGAGGACAGCCCCGTCGTGGACTTCCTGCTCACCATCCGGGATACCGCCGCCAGCACGTTCGACACCGCGAAACAGAAGGTCTCCGATTTCCTCACCGCGTTCCAGAACACCGGCCCCGCACAGGCCGCCAGCGATATCTTCGCCGCCGTCTGGGAGTCATGCAAAAGCCTCGCCGGAGCCGCCGGCGACCTCATCGGCCAGTTCACGCCCCTGCTCGACTCGATGGGCGGCGCGGCCGGAGCGGGCACCGCGTTGGGCGACGCCTTCAACGGCGCCGCCGGCATCGTGGGCGACGTGGCCGACAAACTCACCGCGTTCAGCGACTGGGTGAGCGCGAACGCCGAACCCATCAGCGCCGCCCTGGTCGGCATCGGCACCGGCTTCGCCGTGTTCAAGGCGGCCAGCGTCATCAGCGCCGTGGTCACCGCATTGCAGGGCTTCAGTGTGGCCAGCACCGCCGCATCCGTGGCCCAGTGGGCACTCAACGTGGCGATGAACGCCAATCCCATCGTGCTCATCATCACTCTCATCGCCGCATTGGTGGCCGGTTTAATCTATTTCTTCACCCAGACCGAGGCCGGCCGGAATATCTGGAGCAAATTCACCAGCTTCGTCGGCTCGTGCGCGAGCAACATCATCGGATTCTTCCAATCATTGCCCGGCAAGATAGGCGCGTTCTTCTCCAGCGCCGCCCAGTTCGCGCAGAACACGTGGAACAACGTGGTCAGCTGGTTCAGCGGACTGCCCGGCCGCATCCTGTCCGGCATCGGCAACGTGGGCAGACTGCTGTACGACGCAGGCTCCAGCATCATCAGCGGCTTCCTCGACGGCCTGAAAAGCATGTGGAACAACGTGACCGGCTGGATAGGCGGCATCGGCGACTGGATCAAGGAACACAAGGGGCCGCCCGCCTACGACGCCATCATGCTCGTCAACAACGGCCGGCTCATCATGAAGGGCTTCGCACGAGGCCTGCGCACCGGCTTCGACACCGACGTGCGCCGCACCATCGGCAGCATCAACGGCCGCCTATCCAACGTCGTGTTCAACGGCGGCACCACCGCCGGCAGTCAGGCGGCCAGTACGACCACCGTTTTCAACGTCACGTTCAACGCGCCCGTGGACCGCGAGGGCGTGGCACGCGAAATCAGGAAGATTCTCCGCGACTACGACCGGAAGCGAGGCAACTGATGGCGCAGCAGTGTTTCATGTTCCTTGACTGGGGCGACGGCTGGGTTGCCGTCAACGACCACGACAACGACGTGGCCGCGTTGGACGGCTTCAGCATCCAGTGGGGCACCGACGGCATCGACCAGCAGCCCGACCCGTCCGTGATGACCTTCCGGCTGCGCGATGCGACCGGTTGGCTCACCGGCCGCGCGCTCACGCTGGCCGGCGCGCGCGTGCTCGTGCAGATCTCAGAACAGCCCACATGGGGCATGCTCCGCCCGGATATGGGCGCATGGTCGGCGCAGCGCATGCGCTTGGCAGTGTTGCACCAGGCGTACACGCCCGGCAACCCTTCCGACAAGTCAAGCACGGCGACGACATTGTTCGACGGGCTGGTGCAGAACGGCGGCGAAGCCCGGCCACATGGCGGCGGCTGGCTGTTGGAGCTCAGCGCCTCCAGCCGCATGATCCTGTGGAAAAGATTGCAGAAACAAGGGCCCGTATCATCCGATGCACGTTACACGGGCCTGCACTGGGTCGGCACCACAGCAGAACGGCTGACGGAGCTCAACCGACGCGCCAAGGAGGCGGACGCGCCACAGGCCAACGTCAACGGCCTCGACACCACCGCATCCGTGGCACCCTACCGGACCGACGATTGTCCATCGCAACTCGACCTGCTCCACCGCGCCTACGCTCACTCCAGAATGTGGCCGATATGGTACGAATACCCCGACCGTGACGCGAGTCGCATCGACTACATGCCGTTCGGCGCTCCCGCAAGCATCGGCATCGACGACACAGCCCGACTCACCGTGACCGATTGGACCGGAGAGACGCTGGACGGCCTCGACGCCACCGACATCATCACCGACGACGAGCAGACCATCGTCATCCCCGAACCAGTCACCCAATTCACCATCCAGGGCAAAAACGCGAAATCCAACGACGGCGCACTGGAATTCGACGAGCATGAGACCGAGCTCACCGCCCTTGGCCTGCTGCCGCCCAACCTGACCATCACCCAATCCAGCATCACCGTGGAATCGGACGTGGTCTCCGCCGACACGTCCGAGGGCGTATGGGGCAGGGCCTCCGGCACCGTGTGGACGCCATCGTCCGACGAGCGGGAGACATTCGCCCAACTGCTCGTCGCGATGGAC